ATGAAATATCCAGTAATCATCGAAAAAGACGGAAACGGCTTTTTTGCTCGATTTCCAGATATCCCCGAAGCTTTAACCGGGGCCGATACCAAAGAAGAAACTTTAGCTGAAGCCAAAAACGCACTATTAACCGCTTTTGAATTTTATTTTGAAGATCAAAGAACTGTACCCGCTGCAAGTGATGGAGATTACGCCGACTGGGTAGAGATTCCATTAAGTGTCGAAGCAAAAGTGCTGTTACTTAATAGCATGGTTGAACAAAGAATTACCCAATCTGATTTGGCAAAAAGAATGGATACAACAAGGCAGGAAGTGCAGAGAATTATAGATTTAAACCATTCAACTAAAATCGATACATTAGATAGAGCAATTCAAGCAGTAGGAAAAAGATTTACGCTTGCTGCAGTATAAGTATCTTCATTAACTTACTTGGATTTAAATGGAAAAGACTCTAATTTAAGAATCAAAAATAGCTTAGTGGAAACACTAAGCTATTTTTTTATCTATCGTTAAGTGAATGCAGATAAGGCCCACTTAATACTTCTAATCTGAATTGCGTTGATATTTGGATGCCGATTAAATGGCACAGGAACCTGTATTCTAATTTGAATGTAGGAACCCGATGCCCCGTAGTTTGCAACCCTACTTACAATCGCATTGCACGGCGTTTCATATCCATATGAAGGCGCACCCCCGCTATACCAATATTCAGAATCAACAACCACGGCCTGCGCAGTCAACATCCTTCCGTTTACAACCCCAACCTCTTCCGGATTAAAAGTGGAAGTCGGAACATTCACAGTAAATTCGTAATACCCCCCTCTCCCGAATCCAGCTCCAGCAGGGAAGGATTCGTACCAGTAACCATCAACATTTTGAGAATACTCTGGTGCATTGTATCGAGATGCAAAATAGGTAGTTTGAGCACCACTTGCACCAGACCTAAAATTACCGAAGTGAGCCGTTACTGCAGTTGCTGCAGGAAGGGACAAAGTGCCCTGAGCAACCACATTGGGACGACTAATAACCAGGTTATTAAATTGCGCCGAACCATCGGAAAATAATTTCCAGCCGAGGGAATTATTTACCCAGTTGTTAGACTGCAATTCAGTAACAAAACCATTGGTCGCCTGAATATTTCTTAAAACAAGTCGCTGGCTGTTCGCATCAAAATACATCCACGCATTTGATACGGCTTTGGTGCCGGAACCATACCAGAACGGCATCGAGCTTGACGGCTGAAACTCGAAACGCCTGCCAGTGGCAGGCTCGCGAATCACTAAAGTTTGCGACGTTTTGTCATAGAAAAATTGACCGTTCGTCGCATCTTTTATGCCTGCACCAGCCCACAGAGGAAAGCTACCATTACTATCAATTTCAAGGCGCGCATCCGTGCTCGATGAAGTTGTTTTTAATAGCCCCGCAATAATGGTTCCAAGCGACGCAGAAATTGCAGAAAGATCACTAACCGATAACTTATCCGCTGTAACTGAACTTGCGGCAATTTTTCCAGCCGTGACTGCAAGCGCCGCGATTTTATCTGCAGTAACTGCGTTGGCAACAATCTTGTCACCGCTAATAGAGTTAGCGGCAATTTTATCGGCGGTGATTGCATTGGCCGCAATTTTGTCAGCTGTAATTGCACCCGCTGCAATTTTTTCCGCAGTAATTGCCAAGGCCGCAATTTTTTCTGCAGTGATGGCCAGCGCAGCAAGCTTCGGGGTGATAATTGAATTCGCAACAATCTTATCGGCATCAATTGAATTGGCAGCAATTTTAGGGGCGGTAATCGCATCGTTAGTGATATCAACCGTCTTTATCGGGAATTTTCCCTCCAACTGATCGATATCACCTTTAGCCGCGTTTAATTCCGTCTTTGCCTGATTCAGATCATTCTTGGCCTGAGCCAATGCAGCAGCCACCAAATCCAAATCAGCATCGACCCCGGCCAACTCATCCTGCAGTTCAGCCAATGCATCATAGATGGGCCCAAGGTCAATCCCCTTGCCCGTTACTGTGTATTCACCGGAGTAATTCAACCCCTGAAAACCCCAGGCATCCACTGCTGCAATACGAATATACGCAGTTTCCGCCTCATCTAACGGCACACCAATAACGGGGTTCATGGTGCGATCAACAACTAAATTTGTTTGCGAGGGAACGAAGCCGCTCGCTGGCGACTTCCAAACGCTAATACCCACCAGATCAGCAACAGTTACCGGAAATGTGAACGTAACTGAAGCCATACCGAAAAATGATTCAACAGCCAGATTTGAGAGTATTGGCGGCGCGGGGTTATTTACCGCAAGCTGCGCACTTCCCACTGACAATTTCCCGTTAAGACCAATAGCAAAAATCCTGACAGTGAATGCACGCCCTATTCCAACTTCCTGCGCACGCTCGCCAGCAAAATCCCAACTAAGCCCCTCAACTATTTCGGTATATAACGTCGCTCCCAGTACAACAATTTCAATCCTGTGGCGATAGGAATCGCTTTTCCATTTAACCTTTAGCACCGGACCAATAAACGATTCACGCAACACCAAATCGTAAGGGCTGGGAGGCGGCACAAAGCTCACATCACGCGTGTCTACAGTCACCGTTACCCAAGGGCCGCGAAATAAATTTACTGCAGCGAGCCGATAAACAATTACGCCCGGCTCAGGTCTGTGTTCATAACGATTTTGGTAAACGTAACCCGTATCGATAGGATGAAAATTAGCGCCGCCATCGAGACTAAACTGCAGGTCTGTCTTATCCGCGTTTTTTAGCGACCAGGTAAGCACCACTATTGGCTGCTCAATAGACCCGATCAAATGGGCCTGCAGCTCAGATAAAACTGGGGCCGCTGATTGCGGCCCCGGAATAGTAATTGCGTCTGGCGGAATAACATCTTCACCGAAAATATAGGGTCGCGGATCGTCAACAAATCCCTCGATTTTTAAATTAGCCCCATCCCGCTCAATCTTGGTTACTTTTGCATAGGTCACATGGTCGGCACCATCACCCAAAACAAACATTGGCCGCTTGTAATTCGACTCAAAGCGAACATGTTCCCAGTATGTGTTACCGATAACCCGCAATGAATTTTCATCAATTAATTCGACTTCATACGCCGGTAGCGGCCTGCCATCCAGATCAATCATGATGATACGCGGATTGGTAAAATATCCGGGTTTAATACGCTCACTCAATCTAAGCACATCAACACCGTCAAAATCGACGATATCACCCGATACCTGCCGTACCCCTTCGGCACCAATTAACCAATGGCTAATCGCAATACGCGAGCCATAAAACGGAATCCTGCCCTCGATGCCGGTATCAAAAAATACTTGCTTGCGCCGGTACCGATTTGTTGCCGCGATAAACATGCCCAATTCTTTTGCGCGGGTAGGATTCGTCACACCAAACAATTCAATCGTTCGCGGGTTAAGTGAGGCACTATCGGGCAAGGCGCAAGGTATCTCTCTCACTCTAAAATCGTTATCTTCATCCTGAATTTTAACGATCACCGAGTCTGCAGTTTCTTCAAGTACAGTAGCGTGCTCAATGCGAAAACTTCCACGAATAATGTTGCGCATGGTGAATGCTTGCACTGCAACAGTCTGCAGCTCATCACGCACGAATGTATAGAACCCACCCTTATCAATCGGCGTAATGCGACCAGGTGTACCGGCTTTAACAATAGCGTCCCAAACCGTTACGCCCTCAGTGTCAAAATAAGCATTAAATTCATGGCCCAACGGGTCAAGCTGTTGCGCTAACTGATAAAGTCGCTGCAGGTCATAATTCAAATCCGAACGATTACCGGCGTAATTCGCGCGGCATAAATCTGCAATGGCCCACGCGATGGAATTAGTTAATGAAAGTTCTTGATCCCAGCCATCAACCGGATTCCATTTATGCAAGTGGCGCGAACAAACCACACTCATATCGGTTAATGCGCGGTTGCCAATCTGCTCACTCGCACGGATGGCGATCGCCAATCGAGTGTTAGGGCTAGAATCTTCGGGATCATGCAAATACCCCTTTAATCCTGCCCAAGTCACGTTATCTTGAACGTACTGGGAATCGTCTTTTCTGGTTAGCCGCTGCAGTCGTACCTGGTAGCGTCCGGGATCTACAGCATATTCAAATGTGCGGCGGATTGCATCGCGCGATGAACCCGATAACGATCCAATGCCCAAAGAAAACCAGCCACCATCGGGCGCATTGGTATCAGTAATTTTTTGGGCCTGCACATTGAACTCAACAACCTTTACCGACAGCTCCCCAGTGCTACGACTTTGGACAGCAAGACCCGGCGAAGTAACATCAACCGCAATTTTTGTAACCTTTGTGCCAACGTCATTTACAACGTAAGCGGAGGTAATTGCATCGAGCAGTTCAATATTGCTGATATCGTTCGACTCAATAACGCCAGACGGAAAAATCGTGGGAACCTCACCTGGCGGAATAACTTCAATCTGCACGCCTTGGAAGTTAGAGAGCGGTGTATCTTCAAACGTAATTGAAGGCACATTCACATCTGCAATGCCTTGCGTTATTCGAAAAATTAAATGCAAGGTTTGATCATTGTTTGCATCGTAAGTAGAAAATGCGGGCTGATCAAAATCAGGAACAATCCGGAGCGTGCCGTAAAGAATTGGCCCCTTGGTATCCGGGCGATAACGGTTACCGCGCGCACTGACAGAATAAGTCGGGGAGCCCTCTTTAATATCCGCAGTTTCAGGCAATCCCGGTTCAGGCATAGTGAGAATGTAGATTGCGCTGGCAATCATCAGCACCACATAAACCCAGTAAATAAATTTCACTACTGCAGCAGCTCGCGGAAATTGCTGAATTTCTACAACGTCACCCGCTTTAATTTCAGTCCCGTAATCGGCTTCCATTAACTCTACGCCATTCAGGATAACTACCATTGGGCATTCATGCATTTTTTCCCAATAGCCACTCTCCCGCAGCCAATCCATTACAGTCATACCCACACGAATTTGATACTCTTTTGCGTCGTCACCAAAAAGTGAACCACGATAATTAGCAATTGCATTCATAAAAACCCAGTATTTTGTAAGTCTCTTTAATTTCATTAAAGGTGCTAATGACAACACCGGTCAGCTGCTCGCAATGCGTAACCATTAACTCCCCATCAATTTCAACGCACACACCAACATGGTCCGCAGATTTAAATTGCTGCAGCTCCACCACACAAAATGGTTTTGGCTTTTCGATTGGTTTGAATAGTTTTCTAAGAGGGGAATGTTTTAACGCGATTGCAGCATGAAGGGGGGTTGAGCCTTGGTAATTAACTGGCGGAGCCTTTAAGCCTTTGTAATCACGCAAAACCAGTAACACGTAATCACCACAGCAAAAAGTTTCCGCATTCCATTCCAGAAACTGATACGGCGCAATGTCAAACATCAAGAGTTCGACCGCTCAAATTTGTAAAACCAAGAGTCATTTGCACAACCAGCATGCTTACTGAAACATTTTTAACTTGCATTTCAGACGGCCTACTTACACCGATAACGGCATCCAACCTAGGCACTTGATCACGCTTTCTCAACAATCGCGTATCCAACGCAACGTATCGAACAGTCGCAGAAATTGGCTCCAACGAATCGCTGGCCACCGCCAGATAAGGCAACGCCTGCGAGGAAATACCACCAACAGACACAGAAAAATTATTACCCGGTTCAGTGTTAATTGACTCTTGGGGAGCCTTAAAGGCTACCCCCATAAAATCAACCACTTCACCAGGGTTTGCAGGTGCATAATCCTCAAGCCGTACCCTCACATCACAGTCATAAGAAATCATGCGAATTGGTTGCGGAAAAGCAGAGTGACGCAATTCAAAACTAAACAAATCAACGACACTGCTTTTAGCGCGTGCATACGCCTCTTTCTGAGCAGGAGATAAATCATTCATAAAGAAAAAGCCCCGCTGAAATAATATGTTCCAACAGCCAAACTCTGAATACCAGAAGCAAGGAGGTCCACCCTGAGTTCAACGTTATCTCCATGGGCAAACAAAACTACCACTCCATCAAGAAGAGCGGCACTACCCAGCGCTGGATTCCTCACGAACTTGAATGCACCAACATCATATCTAGGCAACGGCACCTGATTAGCGCTTGCATTGACCGGCGAAAAAAGAATATGTCTAGACTGCGCCCCAAGCGCCGTAGTAACAACAAAATAACCAGACACGCAACAGTGGTTATACAGCTTTCGAAAATGCACACCGAACGAACCTATCGAATCACTTTTGCCAGCAACAAAAGAACTTGCATCCGTTATTTCAAGGGAGTATTCAATAGGCGCTGCATCTTGGGATTTCATAGCCCAATGCTTGGAAGAGTATTTTCCTGGCTCAACTTCAACCTCTTCATCATTTTCTGCCCATTGCTCAGCTTTATCTCTTGCCGATTCAACTGCAGTCACTACACCATCAACCGAGGAAGCACTTGCAGCTGCACTAGCAGCCGAATCCGCCGCCGCAGTTGCACTGGTTGAAGCCTCGCCCGCTTTAGTTGTTGCAGTTGTTGCAGCGCCGGTTGCTGTTGCTGCTGCAGCGGTAGCCTCACCGGCTTTTGTAGTTGCAGTCCCAGCAGATTCACCTGCAAGTTCCGCCGCCGCAATGGAATCGCCTGCTGCGCCCTGCGAAGCGTTTTTAGCGGCGATAGCGTCATCTCTGGCAGATTGAGCTGCAGTCACTACGCCACCAACAGAGGCAGCGCTTGCAGCGGCATTGGAAGCCGAACCAGCAGCTGCGGTTGCACTAGCCGAAGCTTGACCGGCCTTTGTTGTCGCAGTCGTTGCAGCACCAACAGCAGTGCCTGCTGCAGTGGTGGCTTCACCGGCTTTCGCGTTTGCAGTAGTAGCAGCACCCGTTGCAGTCGCCGCCGCAGTGGTTGCTTCACCGGCTTTCGTGGTTGCAGTAGTGGCAGCACCAGCTGCAGAAGTGGCCGATCCACTTGCAGAGGTTGCACTCGCCGAAGCTGCAGTTGCCGAAGTTCCTGCAGCCATAGCCGACAATTGGGCAGCATCACGCGCCGCAATAATCTGCTCATACATTTGCTGAATTTCATTCGCAATCGGATTTTGCGCGTCTTCAGAAAATTGCAGCAGGTCATTGATTGATATTGCAGCACCCGCACTTACTTGAATGTTGCCCAAGTTCCAACGGCGGGATGGATTTCCAGCCAAAGGATGACTAATCGATACCTGGTAAAAGCCTTCATGAACACTTTGCGAATAATGGCCGCCAGCGTTAGTGGTAAACGCACCATCCAAACCTTTTACAATTCCAGCTATCTCATTCCGCTTGGAAGTGAGATAAATTGTCGCATTTGCCAATGGCGAACCATCAGGAAGAAACAATGTACCTGTTAAAAGCCTTGCCATATCAACTCCAATTAATAAATTGTTCATCAGTTTCTAACGTGAAAGAGATCTTCCACTTAACACCATGCCTGGCAATAGTTGGGTAAGTTGTAAATCTGCATAAATGCATGCCGACAGCGTTGCCGGTTAACATCGGTGCTTGAATTAAATCAGCACCAGCATTTGCATCCCTTTCAAAAAAACTCCAAAAATCTGCCATCTGTTTTTCATCAACTACGATTGAATAAGTGTTGGTTTTTATTGTCGATGAAGAAACTCGCGTAACACGATCAAGACCCGATTCCATTTGTTGCCGGCGAACTGGCAGCTCACCGGAATTAGCGAAACCGTCTCTCATAAATTGCTGGGGAAGTGACTCGGGCCAAATTGGATAACTCATTTTAATAAGCCCCCTTAACAGCTAAGCCATAGCGGCTTTCCATTTGTCGAAAAACACCACGACCATTACCAAGGTCATCTCGAAGCTGGCGATCAACCGCTTTCAAAACAATTCGCAATGTGTCTTCATTGATCATCGATGCCTCAGCTTCCATTGCCTGATTGGTTGCGCTATTAATTACTTCAATTTTTATTGACCCGCCGCCACCGCCACCAGACTTTAGGAACGATGTGAGGTCGCGGTTTTGTAGCGGACTTAAAACTCGCTCACCCTTATCCAGCAGATAAGTAGCTTCTTTGGGAACATTGTCGAGACCACCATGCGCGATCCCCGCGACATTTACCGACTTGATATCAGTAAGCACCCCAGCCGTCGCAGCCGCTACTGTAGCCATTGCAGCTAAGTTGGTTGGCCACGGGTTTGCTGCTGCTTCCGCGATACCAGTTTTAATTGCAATGGTTGCCCTCGCTATAGATGCCGCCTTTTCAGCGATCAATAACGCTTTGCGCAACCGGGAGCTTTTACTTCCAAACTCTTCAGCAAGATCACCCAATGATGAAAACAATGTTTCCGCACCGGCCAACTGTACTTGCCGCATTTTTACTTCATCTGCAGCAGCCTGTTTTTTTATCTCCTTAAGCCGACTTTGGTGGGTGGCCTCTTGCTCTTCACGCGCAGTCTGAAATTCTGCCTCCAGCTCTGCAGTCAACAGACCCTTTTTCTTTAAATCGGCCAGCTCTTTTTCGAGTTCGTCCTGTTGTCGCTTGTAGCGATAACTTTCCAAATCGATAACTTTTTTATCTGCTTCCAAAGCCTCCTCATGAATGCGAGAAAATTTTTCACGCTGAATCTGCACTTCTTTATCAGCTTCCTCGCGCGCTCGATTCTCACGGTCCATTACTTCACGCATTTCCTTTTGCTGCTCAAGCTCCCATTCGGAATTCTTTTTGGAGGACGCGCTTTGAATATTGAACGTGGATTTTTTTTCCTTTTCAGGAGGAGGTGTTTTGGCAGCATTCGCTGCCGCAGTGCGAGACGCTACCGCTTCGCGCTGTTGCGCCTGGTAAGCCTCTTTTAACATTCCATCAATCGTTTTTAATTCATCCTGCAGCCGCGCTTCCAGCTTACCCTTATCACCAAAAATTGAATCAACAAAATCAGTATTACCGCCCTTGGTGAAACGGTCCCAAATATCGCCGTTTAAGCTTGTAAGTATTTGGTCCCGACGCTGCTCCAGACGCACAATATCGTCACTGTGAATTCCAGAATATGAGGCAATTTCCTCACCGACCCATCGAGAGAAATTTGCAGCTTCAACCATTGTGTCAACGATGGCTGCACCAATATTCAAAATACCAACAGCAATATTAGTTAGCCCTTGCTGGGTGTCCGGATCATTGAAGGTGTCGGTAAGCTCGACAAGAGTAGGCAGCGCTTCCTGCGCGATAAGCAAACCTAAACCATCGATAGAGTTATGCAGCTTGTCCAAGTTATCGTTGAATTGACCAGCTGCTGCAGCGGTGTCATTACGTACAATTTTACCCATGCGCTCAGCTTCTTCCCTAAACACCTCCATACCCTCCTTACCGTCGTTCAGCATTGGTAATAATTTGGGGCCAACCGATTTGCCGAAAATATCCATGGCGATGGATGTTTCAAGCGGTCCATCTTCAAAGTCTTGAAATTTATCGGCAAGCTCGCCGATCAATTGGGCATTACTTTTTATTTTTCCGTCTGCACCTTCCGCACTAATACCCAACTTCTCAAATGCATCCGCGCCCTTGCCAACGCCCAAATAGGCATCCGATGAAGTCTTATTCAACTTCACCCAGGCAGCGTTTAATTCCTCTTGCGCCACACCGGCATATTGGGCTTGATACGCATACGCACTTAAATCTTCAGCAGAAATATTTACCCGCTGTGACTGCTCATCAAATGCGTCTGCTGTCTCAATCGCCCCCCTTGTGATTGCGGCCAAACCTGCAGTAAATGCAGCAGTGCTTCCGATTCCGCCAATGACAATACCGCTGGTTATTTTAGTAACACGCTCACCCCATTTTTCAGCTTCCTTCAGGGATTTACCAAGACCAGCACTAAATTTTGCCCCTTCCGTTTTCAGTTCAGTAATAAACGTTTCAATGATTTTCTTAGTCACTTTTCAACGCCTGTGATAATTGCAGCAGTTACGAGCCGGTTGCTTTTTTTGCGGCGGCAACCTGCCGACGCGCATAAGCTAATTGCTCATCTTCGTCCAAGCTTTCGTATTGTTCAGTGGTGAGACTTAGTGATTCGTAGGGGTCGGTAAACATAAAATCGTGATATGTCACACCTGGTTGAACGCGGCCACTAGTGAGCGCGTGGTGGTATGCATTTTTACTGGATAACATATCGTTCGCCTCAAACCCCCAAGGCTCCCGATTGTAGAAAGCACGCCATATTGGCAATTCGCTGGCAGGCACCAATTCCCCCACCTGCCAGATAGGACAACCGAACATCGCAGCGAGACGGACCCTGAACAAAAGTTCAGGGTCCATTCTTAGTTTTTTTCCGCTTCTCGCAATGCATCCGGGCCGAACCCGTTAAGCTTTAACACCTTTGAATACAACTCGCGGATTTGCCATTGCGCAAAATTGTCTACCAATATTGCGCGATCTTCTTCAGTCGGCACGTAATCAAAACCGTTCAAAAAAATTAAAAGCCTGTTGAACAAAACTATTTCCGCATCGCTGCTTTCGCCTTCATGGTCAGCCATCACTACGGACATTTGCGCTGCAGAAAACTGATGCACAATAATCGGCTCTTTCACCCCGCTTACATCAACCGGTACCGGCGCTAACTTGAGCGAGCCCTTTTTTAATTCCGAAAATGAAAATGACATACCTTAAGCCGCCGTTGACCAAACTTCATCGCCTGACTGCTTTAGAAACACAGTCGCCTTTTGTTGCACTGAACGCTCAGGGCTTGCGACCTGAACGCCGTTAGGAATTGCTACGAGAGTACAGCGGTCACCCGTGGAGTAATCAATCTGAATCTCTATCTGATCAATAGTACGATCACGCGCCGTAGCAAGAAACGTTGCATAGGCTTCTTTGCCGGGCTGATGGTTAAACTCCATCTGAAGCTCAGGTGCTGTCAAAGGACCGCGAATTGATTCTTCAGTAATCTCCATAATTGGAGTGACATCCACAAATCCGCCTTGCGCCCCCACAGGCCCAATAACTAAAGCATTTGGCAGCAACGTAAAAGCTCCGCTGCCACCACCAACTCTGTATGAAAGCTTGGCGCCTGCACCAAGCTTCACATTTTCCGAAAGTGCCATAAGATTTCTCCAGGTTAATAAATCACTAAATAACGCAAACTGATTCCATCGTAACCACGCTCACGCTCATCCAAATATTCAAAGCCAGCCGGTATAATTCCCTGCATCACACCACCAAAATCATGTGATTCCATCGCTTCCGCAATCGGATCACTTTTTTCATCTAATTGGTCATCAGTCAGTTCGTCGTCTGTCCGATAACTAATCAATACACTTGCTTCCGTTCGCGACCCAAGCCCCTCAGTAAAAACTTCTCCATCCGTGATATACACATTTACAAATTCCGTTAACTCTCGCCCATCAATCGATCGCCCGGAAAACACAGGAAAATCCAAGACGCTTTCTAAAACCTCTGTAATCGCATCGCGTATCGCTTTACGTTCATTTGGCATATTTACTAATCCTGTAAGTAAGTTGACGAATCAACTCTCGTTGAAAATCTTCACGCATAAATCGCTGTGCGATCGGCAACTGATTATTCATCACCGTCTCATCAATTTTTATCGTGATTTGCTCCAGGGGATAACGCTCTTTACCGAGCCGCCGCAAGATATAAAACTTGGAATACTTACCTGTACCCCGACCGCTGGACATTCCCACATTGATGAACGCTCCATCAAACTGTTGTCCGGCGACGCGCACACCGCGCCGGTTAGTGCCTCGCGTCCTGTTTTTTACCAGCATATTGAAAGGCAGCAGGCGAGCTGCAGCGATTGGTCGCAGATATGACTTCACGTATGCGCGTAAACTTTTTGTTGTGGCACGCGAAGTGAAAACCTGTTTGTTTAAAATTTTGGTTGGAACTTTTACGTCTTTAGAGACAGTTCTAACCAAATGTGTTTTGACTTTCCCGGTAATTTTATTAAGCGCACTGGCACTCGCACGTGGCAATTCTTTTTCGGAATAGTCCTTTAGCTTTCGCTCCAGACTTTTAATCTGTTTAGCCAGGGGTTGAGCCACGAACAAATACCTTTACGACAAAACCGTCATCACTCATCAAGTCGGTAACTTTTAAGGTTTCAGCATCAACAGTAATTAAATTTCCAGACTTAACTTCACCAACCTCTTGCTTCAACAGCGTGGCAATATTGCGGCGCTCCAATGTAAGCCCATTGTCAGCGGGCATTTGTACGTTCCGTTCAACAAGTACCAAAATTGGATCGGTAACGATGCCACCTTTTTCGAAGGTGCCAGCAACACCGCCCAGCAGGCGAAGCTGGGTCCGGGCGGTGTTGTGGTGCAAACGATCAAAGTTCACGTTACGCTGCCTTTGGAATCAGGCGCACCGGGGATTGAACACCGGGGCCACCTGCTTCGGTGTACACACCAATAAGCGCGTTACCACTTGCCACGTTCGTAGTGACCTTGTTGGTGTTATCCCAGTAGGCAGCTGCGAATTGCGCGTTAGTAATCGCGGCTTTAGGAAGTGCGAACACATCTTCAATCACAGCTTCGCCAGTTCCACCGATAGCAACATCGTTGCTATTCACACCAAACAAGGTCGCATTTAACATAACGCCGGCACCCGAAGCCAAAGCTGCAGAAGCAGTGAAGGTAACCGTCCGGCCCTTTTGCACAAAATTTTTCATTTCAAATTCCTCAATAAAAAAAGCGGCATAAGCCGCTTTCTGTAGGTCAAAAAAGATTATCTATTAAGCTGCGCCAGTGCTTTGTGCAGTACCACGATAATCCACAAAACCGGCACCGAAATCGTGGCGGATTTTCAAGGTCATGCCGTCAACCTCGAAACCCCAATCCGCTTCAATCACCGGACCTTCTTCACCTTCGAGATACGCATATTCAATGGCAGGAACCAATGCAGGATCAGCGAAAGTCCAGAATGGGTTGTTAGCCACACCATCCAATTGAGTTTCAACAATCAGATCCATGGTGCGCGCAAAGATGTTCACGTCAGAGGTTTTGGAAGGATTAACAATTTCCAAGAACTTGGCAGCTTCTACTTCACGCTCAGAGTTAACAACAAGGAACTTCGGTGCGATATTCAAAGGCTCGCCATCCAACCCCACCATTTGACGGTGAGACTTTTTCAGCTTGGTTGCTGTTGCCTCATCAATGGCAGCACCAGTCACCAGGTTTTTGCGCTTGGTATTCGTTGAATAAACAGGGATACCGTCTCTCAAGTTGGGGTTTGATTTAACCAGGTTCCAAACGATTTTGTTTTCATTGCGGCCAGCAAGCAGGCCAACAGTGTTGAAGAAACGAACCAACGCACCCACATCGTCATTGATCATTAACTGGCGAGTAAACGGAAACAGCTTTCCGTAAGTATCCAGCTTGTAGCTGTCATCACTTTCACTCAAAGAACCGGCTTTAAATTCGCCGTTCTCACCCACTTTTTCCAGACCGCTACCACCACCGATTTGCAATGAGTGTTTTGCGCGGAAATCTTTTGAGGTCGTTTTAACTGCAATCTGTTGATAGGTATTGGGCGCAAGCGCATAAGCGTTACGAAGCACTTTATTGGCGGACTCCTGCAGAATGAGCGGGAAATCACTGGTAGTGTGCATGGCCATTGCAATCAAATCTGAAACAGTTTTTCCGCTAACACTTTCACCAGCATATGCCATCACTTGCTTGATCATATCCATGACGGTAAACGTACGGAATTCTGCACTGACCTGATCAAGCTTAAACGTGCCAGGCATTGCGCGATGAAGCAACGCACCAACTAATGCACCGCGTAATGCTTCAGCCGTAACGCCTGATCCCACCCGCACGTGAGTGAAAGACGGCGATCCATCCTTATCACGCTGCGCCATCGCCTCCAATGCTTTTACACGCGCCTCGGGAACCGTCATACCGCTGTCAATCCAGGCATTTATGATCGCTACGTCGACGCTTGCCTGTACTCCCAATTCACGCAACTCCTTAACACGTTGACGCTCTTGAGCAATCGCGGCTTCCGCATCCAGGGGCTGGCCATTTGTTTGAGCGGAAGGCGTAGCGTTTTGTACCGGGGGAATTTCCAGGGCGCTTGCGATTGCCCCCAAAGTTTGCTCATCGACCTCAGATTCACCATTCAAAGCTGCTTCGGTAACTTGAATGCCTTTTTTGGCCAATGCAGCGATAATTTCTGCAGGAGTTTTATAACTATTTTCCAAAGCTGCTGTAATGGCCGGAACAAAATGCCAGCCGCCACCTTTGGCTTTGATTTTAATCTTCATCGTATTTTCCTCTGTAGTTGATGCGGCGGCCGCCGCGGTAGGTTTAAAAAGTGTTGATGCATAGGCGGCAGGAACGCCCAATGCTGCAATGTGTTTTGCACTCGCCTGAATTGAATAATCACCTGCCAACTTATCTGCGAGACCGTAATCAATTGCGTCCTGTCCACGAAAATAGTGGTCTTTGCCATCCGCTAAAAGCGCTCTTATTTCATCCATCGTTTTGCCAGTACGATCAGAATAAATTTGCAGCAGAGACCCCTCATAAACATCAAGATCATCCGCGTAATCACGCAACTGGTTTGCGTTGCCTCCAACCATCGCACTCGGCTTGTGCAACATGAACAATGCATTACTCGGGATAATGATTTCGTCGCCAGCCATTGCAATCGCGCTTGCCATGCTCGCTGCAATTCCATCGATATAAACGATGACTTTCTTACTCGACTGCTTGAGGTTGTTAAACATCGCCAAGCCTTCAGCAACACTCCCACCTGGTGACTGAATACGCACTACAATTTCACTGCCTGGCATGGCGTTCAATTGAGTAACGATGGACAGCGCATCAAGGCCATCCCACCATTCCCCGATCACCCCATACAGCAGCAGCTCGCCACTTGCACTAATGCTATTTTTTGTATCTAAGGCGCCTGCGCTCACATCACAAAAAAAGTTATGCGGCTTTTTTAAATTCTTCATCATCTTCTCCGGGAATACCTTTGTCGTTCGTTGATAGATCCACTCCCTCTGCAGCATTACCGACTGACTGCATCTGGCCGCTGCTGGTTGTTCGACGCGGATCGATATCGAGGACCAATCCATACTGGTCGAACAAATCAATATCTTCTTTGATTTGTTTTAACAGCAATTCAGGGTCAATCCCACGTTCACGACACGCGCCTTGGAAGCTATTGAGACCAGCACGAATTTCTTTAATGATTGCGGGAATTTCTGCAGCAGGGTCGAGAATTTCTTTTTTAGGAGGTGTCCAATCGAATGTCACACCAGAGAGGTCATAACCTCTTACTTTCGCTGCTTCCAAAAACCAGCGCTCAATGTTTTTGCAAAACTGTGGGATCAACATATTGAATCGCCAGCGATGCACATTGCTAAACATCTGGATGCGGCCCATTTTTCCACTAGCGAAATTCACATCGCTGTAATCACCGGTAAGCGCTTCATAAGTAATTCCCCAAGCGGTAGCAATAATTCGCTGCTCAGGAACAACAAAACTCGCATGGTCTGAACTATTGGGCGGAGTGTTAAACGCGATCCGCTCATCACCATTCAAACGTGCAAGCATTCCCGGCTCCAACCGTGAAGGAAGCACATCACCTTTCGCCGAATCGTTGTCCTCATTAAAAATAAAGCCAGCAATACAGCTGGCCATTTTTTGAAGTTCAAGACGCGCATCTTGATAATCATCTAGCAGTTTTAATCGCGTGAACGCAGATACACCACGAGGAACACCGCGCATTTGGCCCGGGCGAACCATGTCATAAATGTGCGCAACTTGGTCGGCGCTGACCGGCTTTGATGTGAGACCATGCACACCTGATTCCCCAGGATGACAATCATGGAGAAAATAGAATTGGCGAACACCGTCACGAACCTGAATACCTTGGGTTACGGTATCGCCATTTGTTAACGGGGTATCCTTAGTGTGATCAAGGAAATCACCTTCCAATAGCTGCAGCTTTAATGGAATTCTCATCGTTGGATCATTCACGAATCTGCGAACAACCAACGCTTCACCACTTAATGATTCGGTTTGCATTGATAACGCTTGCAATCCGAACAGATTAAGACGGCCATCAAAATCGCACGCAACGCTGTTAGCCCACTCAGACATTAATTCATCGGCAAGCTTTTTCTTTTTTTTGCTTGTTGGGTGACTGGCAACGGGTTTAATGCCGCTGCCAACAGTACCCGATACGACGGCCTGCAATGCACTCGCAGCGTAAGGATTATTTCGCTGCAGTTCTCTTGCATTGTTGCGCATGAATACCAATGAGCGGCGGGACTCGGCGTTTTGAGTGGTGCCACGTCCACGCATTCCACGGCGCCCGCGACCTGCAGCATCGTAACCGGCACGAACATCCAGCAAATCAATTGCCTTTCGCGCTAGCGCACGCTTAAGCGCAGCACGGGGTGCGACAGCTTCGATTAGAGATTCCAGCATTTTCATGATTTATTGATATCCGCGATCATAACCAGATGAGGTGTAAGCAGTACGCCGGCGGCCAGCAACGGAAGCCTTTGCTGTGTTCAAAAGGCGTTCCATTTCATCCAGGTCGCGAAATTCGGTTTCACGGCCATCGATTTTTACTTTTTTAACACCCGATATCATTGCAACTTCAAGTGCATCAATATCAGCTTGCGTGTAGGCCATGGTTTACCACCGTGATTCTCTGCGCTGGGTAACGCGCGTTTGGTTTGCAATTGGTGCTTCGTCAACTGCAGCAAATAAATCCGCTTGCGTTAATTCCGCCTCTAACTTTTTCCAATCATCAGATTTGTACAAATGCACGCGGCGAGCTCTTGCCGCGTGAAGGGAATAAACTTCGCAGTCCCACCCCTCGGTGCGACGCCCGGCTCTGGGTTGCCACGTTTTTTTTCCAAACTTGTTTGGAATTTTTGCTTCGGCGCACATGTGATCGAAGTAATCCAATCGCACGCCCTTGTAATAATGGAACCGGCCAGCGCCTTTTCCGTTGAGCTTCATATGACTCGAAAGCCAGTCTTTGGCTTTGTTGGTACCCACGATGAAAACTTTCACACCATGCTTATCTGCTTTGGTAGTTTTCTTCGGATTTTTATGATCAATCCCTTTCACTTTTGGAGTGACGAATATTTCAGGATCGCCGCTGCTCGCCCCCTTGATCGCCATCACCAAACGATGAGGGTAAGTCTTGGAGCGCGTTCTCACCCAGTGATAAACCGCGTCGCTGGTGGTTCCGTCTGATGAGTCGATGCTTACCGCAGAAACATAAACATTCATGCCACGCTCATGCTGGATCGCACCAAATACAATTTGGTCCAGGGCGGCCCACACCGGATCGTTTTTATCAACGCAACCTACCGATGCATAAAGAGCCCCGTAATAAACTTGCCAGCTTTCTTCCCCTTCACCCCATGCCCGGATAACGAGCTCAACACGATCATGTTGAACATCAATGCCACAGGTCAGCAGCAATCCGCTGTATGGACAAATCAGCTCTTCATGCTGCGAAGACTCATCAGCTTCAGCGCGTTTTTGAAGCGCTTCCGCATCATCGCGATCATCATCAAATTCGTAAGGGCGGCCTTGCTTTGAATTAACAAAAACAATTTTGTCATTCTCATTACCCTGGGCGCTTTGGTATTCCGCCTGAAGATATGACTTCACGAGCTCCGCTAAACCTGCGCCTGGCAAACACACATAAACTTCATTCAGTTCCATGAACCCAGCAACGCCGGAAAACTCTGCAGTTGCTACCCATCCGCAGTTTTCATCACCAGCTTCCATCGCTGCATAAACAGTGTTGCGAATATTTTCCTTCCGTTGGTAATCGTCCCATGCACTACCGCAATGCGGGCAAGCGTACACGGCAGTATCTGGTAAAGCCTTACCGTACTCTTTGTGCCACTCTTGTTCCGCTTCATCCCAGGTGACGTTGATGAAGTCGAGCACGTGGGATTCACCGCAGTCGTGACAAACAATGGGTAATACACGCTGATCTGATCGCTGGATATATCGCTCAACGCGACTAAACCCTTTGACCTTGGGAGTACCACCTAAAATGCGTTTAGGGTTGCGCTGGCGCTTTGTCCGCTCCCAGAGCAGCAACACTGAGTCGCCCTGATCCTTTACGTTCTCAGCGGCGTCGTCCGGCTCTTCAACGAAAACAAATTTAGCCGGTGTCGATTTAACATCGCCAATCGCTTTAGAAGTGATTAACTTTAAAAACCCACCAGGGAAATTTTTATGTAACGCACGGTTACCTGATTTACGCGCGGAGGTTGTATCGATCTTTCCATGAATCCGCGAAGTTTCTTTCAGAATGGGAACAAGCTTTTCATCACTGAACGCGAGCGCAGCTTTTTCTGTGGCAAACATGCCAATCATTGCTGATGGCGATACATCAACTCGCTTCAGAATGTGTGCGATCAATGCTGTAGTCCACGCAACTTGCGCGGCCTTCATGCACACAATTTCTGGAATCTTTGGGTTATCGAAAGCGGCAAATATGCCGTGAAGATATGGGGCGTAATAAAGATCGAAATCGCCCGGCGTATCGCTATTTTCTTTCGGTAGTTTTAGATAACTCTCAGACCATTGCGCCGTCGGTATGTCCGGTACTGGCTTCATCGCTGCCATCGCCTGGCGAAGTACGCGCGATAAATTCACGCGACCCGCTGATAACAGATTCGATCGCGGCGCGAAGTGGTTTACTAACATCGTCATCGTCAATGGTTATTGAATACTTTGATTCAATTGCTTCGATGATCCGCTCCTGAGCGGCCATCACGTTAAATTGCACCGCACTGCAAAAGGAATTCATTAGCGGAGCCAAGTCATCCACCAAAATAATTTTTCCAAGTTGCTTTGCGTATTCGAGTTCTTTCAAGTTTGCGGACATTTCAGTTTCGCGAATGCGAACATCGGAAAGGCGCTGGTCTTGCTCACGGCCTGCTGCTTCGGATCTCAGGCGCTCCAGGTAGGCAATTAACCAATCGGCGTAGGTTCCATTTTCAGGCAATACACCCTTGCCCTTTAACTGACTAATCGCTTGCTGCGATACACCCACCATCAACGCGAACGTTGTCTGGCTCGCTTTCAAATCGGGTTCCGGCCAGCTCATAGAAAACACCAAAAAAAAATTCTTTAAAATCAAGCTACTACTACAACCCCCCTTAGCCTCAGACCTTTAGAGAAATCCTGCGGGGCTTATTCCCGTAGGCTTTCGATTCCGGGGAAGAACCTAAAGGGCGGGGGGACTAGACCCCCGCACATGACTGCAGCTGCTTGATGTAGATCATCAATGCTGCAGTGTCATCGCGATCAAGACTGATACCGCCTCGATCATTGCTTTGCATCGACTTCAGCACTGGCTTTACTGCCGTGCAGACCTTCGGGCTGTCCGGCTTCATTGTCTGGCACGCCGCCAAACTCATTACGGAAAGCATCGACAGGATCATTGCGAATAGTTTCAACTTGTTCACGTTGCTTCTCCTGTTGCTTTACTCGAATAACCCACGTAACCAATTCACCGATAAGAACTAAAATCTTTATTAGACTTTGCATTCTTCGCTCCTAAAAAATTCAGCGCCAAGAAATCAATTGCCTTACGCAACCACAGCAGCACCCCATCATCTTTCGGCGTGGGTGTGAGTGCGGCAAAGCTCGATGCAAGTGCAACAACCAAACTCAACAACTGCAGCACATCAGGTACATTCGCAAGCAACCAGGTAATGAAACTAACTTCAGCCACTGCATCTGCTGCAACAGCTGGAGCAGATGCCACCACAGGCACACTGGCAGCAACATCAGCAGCAAGCACTGGTGACGGCACAACAGCAAACGCAACCATCAACACACAACCAACAACACAAAGAACAGCACTCGCTAAACTCGCTGTATAACGGCCCATAACTAACCCCTAAAAAGTTTTTCAATTAACGGCCCTATGTATGTACTCAGGCCACCTAACACCATTACCGCGCCCGCAAATTTCGCACGCGATAATTCCAGTCTGGAGATTCTTTTCTCCATCACTTCTTGGCGCCGTCCGAGGCGCTGTGATAATTCGGATTGAGCGACCAAACGCTCTTCAATACGTGCCAACAAAATTACAGCCTTATTCAAGTCATCAAGCTTTGCATCAATGCGATCAAAGCGTTGTTCGTGGGAATTGCTGGACACAGTTATTTGCCTCCCCACTTCAACCCGATATCAACGTCATGCACCAACGTGTAATCAAACGAATTACCCAAGGTACGTGCATGCGTGTGAGCGAGCTCAATAACGCGATCGTATTGCGCGGGCGATGCAATCACCTGGCAACCCGCCGACCACTTATCAACTTGTTTCGACTCAACATGCTCATTAGCACGATGCAACGCAATGCCATGCATCCCAACATCGAGCACACCATTCAGATCGATCTTTGAATCACGATTGCGATCACGTAAAACACCAACAGGTGATGACTGCACCAGTGCAACATATTTGCCCTGATGCTTACCCAGGCACCACAAACGCTTATGGTGTCCACGCGGCAGCACTGCAGTGCCTTTCACATTGGCCAAATTCTTACGCCAGTAAATGCCCGGATCGGTAGTAGCCTCGCAAATTAAAACGCAAGGACCATAAGTGCGGCTCATGTACGCAATACAAACCAAATCGTTAAAACTATTTGCATCAAGCTCAACGGTATTACGCACGCCAACAATGTTCAGCGCCCCAAAGTCAACGAGCCAATTAGCACCCAATGAAACCGCAGCAGTTTGCAATTGTTCGTAGAAAGTCATGGAGCACCGAAAAAAATTCAAAAAAAAGCCCCAGTGCAAAATGCACAGGGGCAAGGGTCGTGGTCACAGAAAGCACATGCAAGGCAAACAAAAAGGCCGTTAGGTTTCCCCAACGGCCTTTATCGCGTAGCTCTGCCAAGCATGCGGCAATTTATAAATTGCTTTGATCAAAAATGCAAACGATTTTATGCCACTCGTTTAAATCTCATGAACTCGTTATACATCAACGCTTCTGCTGCACTCACTTCCTGACCTGCAGCGCGGTTACTTAAGTTGTAGCAATTTTCTACATCACACATCGATTTACGACGACCACTCAAATACACAAACTGAATCATTCCCGCCGCGTATTCATTGAGTTTTCGCAACTCTTCGAAAGCCTTGTTTACTAAAGCGCGTTCCGATTCACTGGAGTTAAACCCTTTACGCGCCCTACCTTTCCCCCAAAGAACTTGAGTGCCAGACCGCGCACTAAGATCCACAATTTTCCCTCTACCGTACTCGATTCCCCACTCCTCCAAAAGCGGAATAAACCAATCTGGTGAGCAGCTTTTTTCGCCTTGCATAAATACCCCGATAATCACCAACCAAACCAAGAAATTTTTCCTCCCGTAAATCCCGTAAAGCATCCCGTAAATTAAAAACTGATAAGTTATTGAAAATTAATAAAATCCCGTAAACCCGTAATCCCGTATTTATATTTCCTCGCGTGGAAATATTTTTAGTTATCTCGCATTGCTTCCGATAGGTCGCGCGCGTGCGCGCACATATGCACGCGCGCAAAAAAACAATTACGGGATTACGGGTTTACGGGATTTCCTTATTATTCAATAAGTTAAAAAATCATCAATTACGGGATGATTTACGGGATTACGGGTTAAGCAGCAGTTTTTGTATTGGAATCTACGAAATCACCTGCATTAAGTATTTCGTCATGCCCCTGCACACATGCTCCAAGCCACTGCTGCTGGGTTTTATCTTCCGGGCATTTTCCGATAATAAAAAATGTTGCCTTCCCCTTCACACTCATCCAATCGTAATCAAGGTCGCGCCGCTTTTTCACTTTGCTACCAATGAATGAGGAAAACCGGTGCGAGCCCATACCATGCTCTTTGTTTTGGCTGCACCAGGCTTCAAAATATTTAAACAGATCACTAACGCGCACAGTGCCATACGGAACAATTTTTTTATTGTGCATCAGCGCACCCCGTTCCCACTCCTGATAAAACACCTCCCAGATCGGGCGCCCGTGCTCAATCAATCGCTCCTTCGCTTCGGTCATTGGGGGCTTGGTGTGCTCATCAAATGGAAACTCTTCATCATCGTCCTGCATTTTTGTATTCAGCAGAAATTGATAGAAGGCAGCAGCCCCACCATTCTTTAGATCTTGATCAACACCACGCTGCAGATGTTCATACAATTTCGTCTCTGGCCAAATTACCAAGAAGCGCCGGTCACTCGGCTCAACAGGCAACGGCAAAACTTCATTGGATAAAAATACTGAATTCATGTGGTTGGATTCCTCCCAACCGCTCATAAACTTTTTTTCGATCCGAACGGTTTTACCGGTAATAGTTTGTTTAATCGTACCTGTGTGGCTATAGCGCTGGCTTCTACTTAAAACCTCTTCATACACACAATAGAGAACCTTACTCATCCAATCGTTGTATTGGCCTTCAAGCTGGGCCTGACCAACAGTGCGAGAATATTCGCCGTAGATACTGCGCATAACCACATCAAAAAAGTAACTCTTACCCGAGCCATGTACATCGGAATGACAAAGCACAGACGTTTCCATTTTTGCCCCAACATTTATCAGTGGATACGCCAACCAACGACGCAACCACTTATAAACAACCATATCGTTATTGCACAGCCCCATTAACATCTGCAGGATATTGCGACACTTATCAACCTTGTCGTCGGGCTGCAAAGCAAGGCCACGAAACTGATTAATGTGGGTCTGTGTATTACACCGCTGGGTTGGATCAAACACCAGGTTACGCAAAGGAATTTCTTCTCGATCCGGATGCGCAACCCACATACCAAAACAATCAGCAATAGCAATTTTTAAATGACTCACCGCCACTAGCTCACGAGTCTGTTTATCCCACACGCTATCACTCGGATTTAAATAAACATATCTATTAAGCGCCTCAGCTAGCCCCCCGCGCCCCCGCTTTTGTGCGGCAGCAGCTTCACCCTCAACATCATCCAGCAACACAGTGCGACGCTTTTCATGCTCCAGCCACTCTCTGAACATTTTTGGGCGCACGATATTTTTAAACGCACCGGATTTAATAATTTTTTTATTAAAAGAATCCCAAACCTTCCCATCTGGATCAATTAACGCATACCGCGTAAGCAAATTTTCAATAGTAAGTTGCTCAACGGAAAGAGAGGGATCGGGAGAGGCATTATCGCCGGGGTAATCCGAATCATCAGGCAATGGAATATCACCGTAATCAGGAGGCGCATCCAGGGAATAATTTTCTACACGCTGTTCAAGCTCGCTGGTATCAGGCCAGGTCAATGCAGCCTCAAGCTGCCCTCTAACGATTGCCAAACCCTCTACCGCGTGCAGATCATTGAAGTCACTCAATCCTTCAGCATTGCCGCCAAAACTCGGAATTGACCAGGCGCCGCCGCCAATGCGCGCGGCTTCTTTACACTTCACCAGTCCAATATTTTTCTTTTTTGGATCCAGTGCCGTTTCCCAATCGTTATCGCCGGCGAAAATTTTTCTTCGCGGATCTAAGCGGAACTTTTCAGCGACTACCGGCATATTGCCCGCATCAAAAGTTACAACGGTGTCCCACGCAGTTGCCATATGAATACTGGCACCAGTGGCAAAACCCTCGCAAAACGAAAGAGGGGAATCGGGGGAGGCCTTACCGGAACTAATAACAAACCAAAGCCCGGATTTTTGTCCGTTGGTTAAAAACCGCTTTGACTTACCATCGTTATAAATTATTTGAAAATTTCGCAGCTGATTAAACTCGTTGAACATGGGAACCATGATCGAGCCGCGTTTAAAATAAATTATTGCGTCCGCATCTTCTTTGCCATTTGCCTTGTTTTTTTTCACCCGTTCAAACACAGGCTTAATGGCATCACCGGTAAGAATATCGATGGTGAAATCGGCCTTAAAATCTAAAAGAATTGCGCACGGCGAAAACAAGCATCCGCAACTATGGATTTTTTTAATACCGAGATATTTTGAATTACCAACCGTTCTTAGCATTGGCAATAATTTTTGCGAGGCTTCAGCAACTACGTCATACCAGCGCTGAATATCGGCCTCTTCTTTTGCCCAACGTTCGGCCATTGCAGCTTGTCGCGCTTCCTGCTCGCGCATAAACTTTTCTTTTTCTTCCGGAGTGAACTCCGGGCGATCAAGGGACCAACCGCGCTGGGTGGCCAAGGTAATAATGTAAGCAATGCTCACACTACCCCGACTGCTACCACCTTTAAAACTTTTCCAACGAGTGCGACATTCTTTTTCTTTGTAATCACTGTAATTACTCGACCAGGAATCCCATACATCAAAACCATCCTCGCCGAATTCTTTTTTTATCGCCATCCCCGAGCGTAACCATTCATCCGTATCGTCGGGATACAACTCGCGCAAGGCGTCCTTGATATCACCCAACGTGTACTTAAAGTTACTCATTACCCAAACCCGATCTTATAAGTAAAAATGCGTCACTCAGCTCTATGCAGAAAGCTGGTCGATAGTGTAAAAACGGGGCTGGGTGCGCCAACACCCATCCCCAATCACAATTAATCACATGGAGATTAATCATGAAAAATGAAAAATATGAAATTTTGCATCGACTCCACAGCGCTCAAGGAGACCTTGCTTATAGCCTCGCCGTATTTGGAGACACACTGGCGAAACGCGAGAAATACAAGAACCTCGGAGGAATGGATGCAATTCACTTTTATCTGATTCAGAAATTCCACTGGCTACCACGCGATGTACAGTCTATGTCTTACGAGGACATCGAATTAGTTTTGCATCAAGAGAAAGAAGGCTGGAAACTGCCAAAAGACGCCGTTTAGCTGGCCCATCCTCCACGCTCTCCGCACGCAAAAGAGCTAACCTCGCTTTTAGCTCTTTTTGCTCTACCAACAAATCACAGCAAGTCCGAATTTTTTTCACTTATCCTCCTGTATAAAAAAACATAGCCAGCCGGTGACAGCGATCATTGATGCAAAAAAGCACAATGAACTCACCAACCAGAAAGCCAGGGAAATTAGCTGCACCCCACGGATGGGAAGCAGTTAGGCAGCTTTCTTCTGAGATTCGTCGCCGTAAAGCTTCTCGATTTTTTTACCTAACTCATAACTAGTGGCTTGGTTTTTTTCAACCAAACGGTGAATCGTTGATTGCGTAGTCCCCAGTTCTCTGGCTAAAGCAGACTGAGACCAACCATGCTCAATCAGATATGACAACATCGCTTGAATGCCAATCATGTTGAATCCTCTACATTTAAACGAGCACAACTATACACAAATGTATAGATATAACAATGCAAACATGCATAGATATTTTCTGTAGTATTCGCATATGAATAGCAAAAGATTTAAAACACGGACTCTAATAGAAACCCTAACGCTAATTTGCCTGGCGAAAGGTGGCGATTACTTGCGCGCAGGAAAACCGAATCAAAGTGAGATTGGAAGGCAGGCAGGCACATCACAAACCAATGTGTCTAGATGGTTTGCAGGATCGAGTAAACCAACAGATGAAAACATCAATAGGCTCGCTAAAGCATTCAGAATTAGTCCAGCTCAGATGAGAGGCGAATTGCCGATTGATTTGCTGGATGGTGTGAGCCCTCAATCGGCAGAAGATGAGGAGTTTATGAATGCTTATCTTCATCTACCTGAGGAACTGAAGGAACAGATACGTGCTCAAACCCTGCTCTACAAGAAGCTAAATGATTCGAAGAACAACCAGAATTAATCTCCGTTAAAATCTCCCTTTTTTGCTCATTAGTTAACCTACTAAACAGTACATACACTTCAAGAAAATCCATACCAATATCCAAATCTGATCTATGATTAAACGCTTTCTGCGCGTGACTAACCATAGTTGCAAAATAGTTTATTTCTAAAAATTACAATCCCTAACAACATCAATGGAGGATACATGTCGTTAATAAAATGCCGGGAATGCTCGGGCTTAATGAGTAATTCAGCAAAGGCATGCCCTACTTGCGGTAAACCAGTGAGCACTCACTATAGCCTTACAAAAATTGCTGCAGTAGCAATCGTTGGATTCATCTGCTACCACTTCGCAACCGGACAGAACTCACACACACCAAACTATCCGACACTTCAATCAACACCTAAAAATAGCCCATGTACGGTAAGTGATTTTTCGGTAGAAATTAACAATTTCACTTTTGCCAATAAGTGCAGCCAATCAGACTGTTACTACATGGAGGGCTCCGCGACGCTAACAAATGCCTGCGCGGTTCCATCAGGAGCTCAATTGAAAATAGTTGGCCTAAACGCAAACAATAAACCTATCGCAAGTCGCAACTTTTGGCCCGAAAGCATACGAAACATTCCCGTAGGGAAAACCGTTGTATCACTCGACCAAGCACTGGATCATAATTCAGAAATCACCCAAATTACGTTGGAAGTAATAGATACCAGAGTTTGGAAATCTAAATAGCATTCCCCTTCACCATGAGGGGCTTTACAGCCCCTTAAGCCTAACTTTCCGCGACCCCACCCAGATACTCTTAAACACTTTTGAGTAGTTATTCCTCATAACTATGCATTAATGCATTGACATAACTATGCATACTTGTATAGATTTAATCAATACCTACAAACATTGAGGCAATTCCAATGGGGACTATAGGCATTCACCCATCATTCACAGCCAAACAATGGGCATATCCATTGCGAGTCTTTTTGTGGTCACAGCATTTACAGGGTTACTCCGCTGTAACCGGAAGGTATCTGCACCTTATCCCACCAGGTAAGACAGCCAAAGTTAAACAAGCCCACGCTAGTTCCCCGAAACCATTTAACGGGGGAGGCGCTGCAGCATGAGCGTACTGTCGCGGGTACATGGCATTTTTTCCGTACTCAATCTCGAAGAATGCAATGGGAATTATGAACGGCTGGTTATTGAGCGAATTGAAAACCTCGCAAAGATAAAGTCGTGCGACTTGCTGGATTTATCCCTGGGCGAAGTGCTGTCTTGTGTGGAAGCCGCTTACCTCGATTTCAATGAATTATCGCCAATTTTATTCCCTGGGCATAAACCTCGCACCGAGGCAGAAGTGCGCGCGTGTTTTGCGGAGCGCCTGCAATGAACGGCCCCACGGAACGCACAGAAACCGGATACCAATGCGGCGACCTGCACACATCCGGTCTACCGCCGCGGCAATGCCAAGTGCTGTTACTACGCGCTCGCGGCAATTCCATAAGTGAGTGTGCGCAACTACTCTGCTGCAGCCCCGCAAATATAAAACAGGCCATAACTGCACTGTTTTTAAAGCTGCACGCCGACTCCACTCCCGAATTAATTACCAAAGCGATTCGCAATGGTTACTTGCAATTGCGCTCAATTTTTTTCGTGTCGTTCATGTGTTTTTTATCTGCACTGCAAGCGGATGACAACGGAATAAATGCGCGCGTTTCTCGCACCACTCGCACCCAAACTGCTCGCGCACAACGCGCCGGCAAAAATAAAAGTTTATTAATTGATATTGAGGAAATTTGTTAATGAATCGCTTATTAGTCGGCGTCACAGGCCAGCGCAATCCAACAACCAAAGCCGTCACTCATTTGATCAGCCAGGAACTGAACCTGATCAATATCAATATGCGCCAACCTTTCCATGACGTTCTGGCAGCAGTAACCGGCCTAACGTCACAAAACGCTGCGCTGCTACCTGCAACGCAAAAAATTAATGAATTGAAATGCACTGTAGCCGCATTTGAGCGTTCTTTTTTTGCAGCGATCTACGAGCTCAATACAAATTATTTTACTGATGTTGCCGCACTGAGACTTGAACGCAGCATTGCAGGCTTTACCGAAACTCTGCAGAACATTTTTGGTGGCCATGTGATTAGTGGCATATCCAGACCAGCGGAAGCCGATTTTATTCGGAATCGCGGCGGAATCATGGTGCACGTTAAACACGGTGAAGGCTGGCCAGACTTTCACCCACTCAGCACAAACGCCACAGACATTATCGTGGACAGCAACACCCTCAATTTAAATGACCGCAAAGCCATTGCCGACTTGATGAAAAAAATCGACACCGCGAACAAAGAGGCGGCGTGATGGCGGGCCTAAAAACCATTCAGCAAGGCGCATACCTGTTAGCACTAAGCATTAAGAGCTATCGGGCCAATCACAAGCATTACCCCCGCACATTGATCGACGAAATGCTTGCGAGCGACCTCGCTCTGTTCGTGGAAATGGCTGTCCGTGTGAGCTTATTTGAAGCGCACAACAACGGCAAAAGCGGCTGGTGGATTGAAGAGGAATGCACCATAGAAAATCTTGAAAAGCTGCTGGAAAAAGCCATCAACAATAAAGACTACATCAGCATTATCAATTACAGCGCAATGATTTACGCGCGCAATAACGTGGACGGAAAGCAACTATGAAAAAGAAATTTACCATCGCGCAATTATGGGAAACGTACAAAAAAGGTGTATTGCCTGCAGACGCACTCGAAACCCAAATTAATGAATGCAAGCTCGCATTTTACGGCGGCGCCCAAGTGATGCTCGTAACCTTCACAGAAGTAGCGGAAATCGTTTCCGAAGATGAAGGCTGTCAGTTGCTTAACGATTTGCACCAAGAAATGAATCAGTTTGTTGCTTGCCTTTCGATTCCAACCAGCGACCGAGTGCAATAGCAAATGAACATACCGAATAAGAATTATGACCTCAAAGATGCGGCTCACTTATTCGGTATTAGTGAAATAGAGTTTTACAAAATACTGCGCGGTGAAAGCAAAAAATATCCCATAAAAAGGCAGTGGATTAACGCATCGAGACAAGAGCGAAACCACCCCTACCATTGGACCATCGCAGCAGGATTTTTAACTACAGAACAGCGTAAGCGGCCTTCACAACGCAACAAAAAAGTGAAGGTGCATTACGTGGTCACAGTCATCACGCGATTAGGAATCCATGAATTGGAAAATAAATTAAATATAGCAAGCTCACTACCCCCTTTAGTGCTTCCGCTCAACGAACAAAACGCTAGGGAGCTGCAGCAAAAACCGCGTAGTGCGGAAGATCAAACCGAGCGCAAAAAGTGCCTGGAATTATTGGGGAGCATGGGGCTTTTGAATAAGGCCAGTTAATGCAAAGAGAAAAACGGCCCCGCCACTGGGCCAGCGAAATCGCGGCCTTACCCACGAAAGAGCAACGGCAGGAACACTTAAATAAAGTCCCTCCACAGTGGCAAGCGTTAGTTAAAAGTCACGTTGAAATTACTTTTTTTGTTAACTCCAAGAGGAAAGAGTCATGAGCACAAATGTAGGAACTTTTTTGGGTGATTTGGATGGAGGCGTATTTGAAGAAAAACTTTCACACATCCTTTCACAAGTGGCCGGCGCCGTTTGCGATCACGGCCGTAAAGGCAAGATCACGCTTGAATTTGAATTAAAGCAAATCGGTAACGGCCACCAGGTAACCGTTGACCACAAAGTGAAATACGTCCGTCCAACCAAGCGTGGATCGGTGCAGGAAGACGAACAAACCAGCACACCAATGCATGTTGGGAAAGGCGGCGCCATGAGCTTTTTCCCCGAGAACCAAATTCCAATGATTGGAAAAAAAGGTGAAATACCCGCACAGGTATAGCCCGAATCTTTAACCCTCCCATTAACTACCAAAGGTAGATAGAAAATGAGTTTAGATAGTTCAGCAATTCAGGAAATTCGCAAAGCAGATGCAGTCGCTACCGCTAACGAAGCGATCACCAAACGCCTTGCCTCGAATGCAAAACCTGTAGCTGTAGTACCGCAAGATTTTAGCCTGGTCGAGCTGGAAAAATTTCAGCCGAAGCGCTCTCGCTTCCGTGGCCAGATGAACACCACCGTAATCAATGACTTTGTTGCATTTGTGAAAGCGCATCAAGTTAAAGGGGAATCTACTGGTTTTATTGATCCGGACAAAATGACCGCCAAAGTGTTTTTCAACTTGGGTGATGCGAACAATCCGGGCCATGGTGATTTCACTAGTGTTTTGTCGCTTGATAAGAGCGCAGAACTCCGCGCCCTGCTTAACACCGCCAACATGAATTTTTCTCAAAAGCAATTCGCCGAATGGATTGAAGACTGGGTACCCAATTTGGAGTTCCTTGATAGCGAAGGCGACATATTGGAAACGCGCAAAGTTATTTCAGCAGTGCGCCGAGTAACCATTGAATCCTCTCGCAAAGAAGATCACGAAGCACAGGACTTTAAAGCCACCAAATCTGCGCTGGAATCGATCGAAGCCAAGAGCGAGTCAGCCCTACCTTCCCTGATGAAATTCACCTGCATCCCGTACAGCGGTCTGGATGAACAAACATTCGAGTGCCGCATCGCACTGATTACCGCACATGAAGCACCAATTTTCAAAATTGCCATTCGCCAATTGGAAACCATGCAGGAAACCATTAGCGAAAACTTCCTCGACATTCTCAACGATCGCTTTGTTGAGACTGACTTGGAACTCTATCGCGGCAAGTTAGAAATTTAACACGGGAACCCACTGGCCCCTCACCAGTGGGCAACCAGAAAGGCTCTTGCAATTGGAAATAACCGAGACCGCACCCTCACAACCAACGGATGTAGAAAAACAATTCCAGCGCTACCGAGCGCAAACAGTTGTGACAGTTTCTAGGGCGGCAATATTGCAAGAGTCTTTCTGGTTGCATCAAGCCAATTAGTGGCACAGCAAAAAGAGCAATCAGCACGTCCTGTACGGGTGGCACCTGCAGGAAAGCCCAGCAAGCCCCCCAATAGAACTTCCATGGTGTGCGTATGGAGGGGAAGAGACAAAGGTTCAGCAACTGCATGCCAAGCAGGCGTCGCAATTGAAAAGCGACGAAGCCGGATGCGGGCACCACACACAATTTTTGTAAATTTTTTGGAGCACTTAATGACTACTCAAATTTTTATCCGCGCAGAAATCCATAACCAAGAAAAAGTTGTTCACGTAAAAGTGAACAATGAATTGCGCAATGTGCTGTTACCAGGTGAAAGCTGCAGTCACCACGTTTATGACGGCCAATCGATCACCATCGATGAAGTAGATGCGAATTATGCAACTGACGCTGGCACCGCCACCGGTACAGACGACAACGCCAATGGCACCACAGAAGGCGATACCGGCACCGGCGCAGACACGGCTGTCGAGACTTCAAGCGATGGCATCAACGCTCCTGCAGGCGCTGCAGAGAGCAATGCAACGACAGACACTGCCAACGCATCAGCCGCCGAGTAATTGAAGCAAGGGAACCTGCTGGCCCCTCACCAGCAGGCAACCAAAAGCACTTTATTTATAGAGTTTTTTTGGTTGGTCGGTTTAGCCAACACACGAAAGCGGTGCCCGCTGGCAACGGCGGGTTTTAACAACGATCGGAGACCTGCAGTGATCATCATTGAACCCAGCGCAATCATCGTCGGCATGTTTGCCCTACTGGTAATTTTTTCTATTTTCAGCCCTGCAGACCAATCCGATATTAACGAATGGGTGAAGAAATTTTATGAGTAAGGCACTACCAAAACCGCAGATTTCGCAACTGACTTTAGAGCGCATCAACAAAGGAATTATCAAATTCAATTTGTCCGCAGACATTAAGCCGCTAACACAGCACGAGCTTTTAAAAATTCAGGGGTTTGCTACTGAAAATTTTCCTGTTGTGCATCACATCAACCAGGCAAAGAGACAGCACCAATGAAGAGAAAACTTATAAAAATTGCGCAAATTTGCGGGTTAGTTATCGGGACTCTATTTGGCGCATTTGTGATTTACGGCCTTTTAACAGACTGCGAGCCATCACCAGGAATTTATTTAAAGCACTGCCCTATCGGATAAAAAAACGCCAGCCCATTTCCTTATGGCGCCAGCGTTGGCTTGCGGATTAATTTTAAAAAAGCGCCGGGGCTCTCCCCGGCAAATTACAAGAAGTTTCCGAAGAAACAACGCCACTTTATCGGCAAAAAAGCAGTAGATATAGCCGCAATAAGCGGAGATTTTTGTAAGCGAAATCGCACAACCACAAGGCAAAAAATGTTAACCAGTTATCGCACATCACCGCAGCAAAATCTTTGGCTTGAGCCGCTGATAGTGGACAACTTCGCGGGAGGCGGCGGCGCCAGCACAGGCATCGAGCGTGCGCTGGGGCGCCCAGTTGATATCGCTATTAATCACGATCCAGATGCTATCGCAATGCATTCAATAAACCACCCTCACACTAAGCACTATTGCGAATCGGTGTGGGACATTGATCCGCGCAAGGTAACTAATGGCCAGCCAGTGGGATTGGCGTGGTTCTCGCCCGATTGCAAGCATTTTAGTAAGGCTAAGGGTTCAACGCCTGTAAACAAGAACATACGCGGATTAGCGTGGGTTGCTAATCGTTGGGCCGCCACAGTGAAGCCACAACGGATCATGCTTGAAAACGTGGAGGAATTTGTTAACTGGGGACCAGTAGTAGATGGCAAGCCCTGTCCTAAACGCAAAGGCAAAACTTTTAACAATTTTGTCGGGCAATTGCGCGAGTGCGGGTACAACGTTGAATGGCGCAATTTGCGTGCATCTGATTATGGCACGCCAACGATTCGTAAAAGATTGTTTCTGGTTGCTCGCTGTGACGGGGAAGAAATCGCGTGGCCATCACCAACGCACGGCGATCCACGCATTTTAAACTTTAGACAGTCCGGGTTAAAAAAATGGCGTCCCGCACATGAAATTATTGATTGGTCAATTCCGGTACCGAGCATATTCGGTCGAAAGCGACCCCTTTCAGATAACACCCTACAGCGCATCTATAAGGGCATCCAGCGCTTTGTAATCGACGACCCAAAGCCCTTTATCGTTCGCATTGGACAGCAGGGCTTTGGCGGCGACGGAATGCAATACGGGCTTGATCAGCCACTAACCACTATCACCACAAAGCAAGAACACTGCCTTGTGACCAGCCACCTTATAAAACTCAAAAACAACCAGGTTGGCCAATCGCTTTTTGATCCAATGCCAACGCTAACCAACGTTGCACACGTCGGTGAAGTGCGCGCATTTTTAATTAAGTATTACAGCAGCGCAGACAGCGGTATCAGTTTACGCGAACCATTGCACACCATCACCGCGCAAGATCGCTTCGGCTTAGTAACTGTACGCGGCGAGCAATATCAAATCGCAGATATTGGAATGCGCATGCTGGAGCCACATGAGCTTTTTGCCGCGCAGGGCTTTCCCGCAGATTACATTATTGATCGTGATTTATTTGGCAATCGCATTCCCAAATACAAACAAGTTGCGAGATGCGGCAATAGCGTCTGCCCGGATATGGCCGAAGCCCTAGTGCTTGCGAATTACGATACCCGTTATTTGAGGCTGGCAGCGTAATGAAACCTTTTTTAACTTTCCGCGCGCCAGACGAATCGCATCTGCTTTACACGCCCAAGGGCCGCAAAAAATTCAAGGTTCGTATGTGGGTAAAACTGCCCAACAGAACCGAGACGGAAGAAAACGAAATTATCGTCCATGACCCTATTTTTCTAGGCGATTTAAAACCAATCCTGGACGACCACGCCAATGAGCTCATAGACATTTTGAATGCTGAAACTTTTCGCATTTGGGCAGAGTTCATGCACTCGATCAACGACTCAACCACTAACGAAGAAATCGATAATTTTTGCTTGAATTTTCCAACAAGCGGTTACGGTTTTGAGTGTTATATCTGGAGATAGCCATGCGCGAAAACTTTTACACACGCATTAAGAGCCATTTAGAAAATAGCTACCGCCACAGCCACGCCCCAAGACAGGTAAGCGTATACACCAAAGACTTGGAGGAAATGGTTTATCACTTCGAAAGGCTAGACGCGATGGCGCGCGCGATGTTCGAACATCCTGATTCAATTAAACGCCTACGCGACCAACTAAATGCCACCTGCATCGAGCACAAAGATAATTTGAATTTGGTCTCACTGGCAATTAGCCAGGAAATGACCAATCACCTTGCGAAAAAAGTGAAATCTGATCACCGCACTAAATACAGCAAGCCACCTCAACTTACTGGCACGCCCTCGATACAAAATGTGGAATTCAACGGAGAGCAAACATGATGGATAAATTCAATTATTCGCAGTTACTCACGCGCGCCAAGCTTGAGCAACTGCGCACGATCGCTGTAAGCCTTATTGCCGATGACAGCTATGCAATGACGTTCCAAACAATGGGGCAATATCGCACGGCCCTTATGAAGCGTCTTGCCGAGCTCGATCTACAGCCGCACTCGCAGCTTAATCCGGACTTGGTTGTAATGCCCAAAACGCTCACAGCAGAGAACGGAGCAAAGAGTGCACTTATTAGTGAATTCCACGTTACATCAGAACAAACGTGCTCTTATTGCGAAGGCGAAGGGAAAGCATCTGATGGCACCGACTGCATCGACTGTGATGGCGGCGGTACCCAGATTTTATTTCACGATGTCCCCTGGGACACCATCAAAAATATTTACAAAAAAGCAGTCAGCGTTTGCGAGGTAAAACCATGAAAGAACGCCCAATACTTTTCTCCGCGCCAATGATTCAAGCAATTTTGTCGGGAAGAAAAACTCAAACGCGAAGACCAATTAACCCGCTACCAGTTTACAGAAGCCCATTCTGGGAATTCCCCTGGGGAGCGGCAAGCAGTATGGATTTTTTGCCAATAGCTCCAGGTCACGCCACCTCGCACGAACACCCACAAGGTCAACCAGGTGATCGCTTATGGGTTAGAGAGGCGCATTACATTGTGTATGCACAAGGAAACCCGAACGGACACGTTATTGAAATCGATTATAAAGCCGATCCGGATTACACCAAACGCATGTGCCCTCAAAAATGGCGACCATCAATACACATGCCGCGCTGGGCGAGCCGAATATTACTTGAAGTCAAAACTGTTGGAGCCGAACGCCTGCAACAGATGACTACAGCAGATGCAATTGCAGAAGGCATTGAGGTTGTCGACTGCGAATTTGGTAGGCGCTGGCGCTGCTACACCAATCCAGATAGCTGGTATCCAGAAGGAAAAGAGACCGCTCCGCTACACAGCTTTCAAAGCCTTTGGAATTCAATTTACGGCCACAACGCATGGGATTTAAACCCTTGGGTATGGAAAACCGAGTTCAGTGTTTTGGAAACCACCTGTCAATTTTGGAAGTAGAAATAAATGAGCGCTCTACTAACAGAAGAACAATTAATGGAATGGACTGGGTACAAACGTCGGTCAAAAGTTGAAGAGTTTTTACGCCGGGAAAAAATTCCCTTCACTCGCGGTAAAGGCAACAAAATTTTAGTAACGCAAGCAGCTGTTGATCGCGTACTTGCAGGTACACCAGCAGCCAATACATCTAACGTGGATTCATTTTTCTAATGGCAAGAGATAGAGACAGAGACAACGCGCGCCTACCACCTTATGTATACAAAAATACAGCGAGAAATTGCTATTTCCATTGGGAATACTTGGGTAAAGGCAAAATGGGTAAAAAAACCAGATTGTGCTCATTAGATGCTCCCATATCGGAAGTATGGCAAGCATTTGAATCGTTATCAAAGAGCGAAACTAATACCCTGCGCTGGCTGCTAGACACCTACAACAACAGCGAAGCAAATCGAAAGAATGCAACCTCAACGCAACGTCAGCATGAAATGTATCGCAACGCACTTACAGAAGCCGTTGGAAAAAAAGGCACCAAATTTGGTGACATTCTACTCACCGATCTAAGCCGCATCACCATACGTCGTTATCTAGATATCGCCGTGTATAAAGTAGCCGCCAATCGGCATATCCAATATCTTAAGGCAGCGTGGAATTGGGCTAGCCAGCGCTACGCACAAGTACCCGTCGAGAACCCGTGCGAGAAAGTAACGTTAAACGAAGAGAAACCACGTGATCGCTACGTTGAAGACTGGGAGTATTACTTGGTACAGGAAATCATTTACAAAACTACAAAGAGCCATTACATCGCCATCATGATGGAATTCGCATACCTATGCCGTTTGCGCAACCAAGAGGTTAGAAACCTAAAGCATTCAGATATTAAAGACGGACACATCCGTATCACGCGCACCAAAGGCTCGTTAGGTGAACTCACCAAAATTAGCCATCGGTTGCGAGAAGCTATCATCGCAGCCAAATGCATTTACCCAAACGCTCCAGCACCTCCTGACGGAGCCTATATACTGCACGACGCCAAAGGTCTAAAAGTGAGCAAGAATCGCTTTGATAGCGCGTGGCAGCGCATTATGGAGAAAGCAGTAAGCGAGGGCCTGAAGATTGACGATCATATCGTGAAATTGGAAAAGCCTTTCACATTCCACGACCTGAAGGCAAAGGGAATGACTGACCATACTGAACACTGGGGCGGCCACAAATCAGAAAAAACGAGATTGGTTTACATCAGGAAGTTAAGAGTGATCGACGCGACCAGGTAAATAGTCAAAAAGGGAGCAAAGCTCCCTTTTCAACATTATCGTCTAGGCCAACTACGATAATGGCAAATTACATCTTCCCAACGTCCAAAACGAAAACGGACGTACTTCCGGACAAATACCGGCTTGCGAGAATTTGAAAACATAACAATGCCCTCAAAACATGAGGGGGGATTGATTGTCCAACACCTTAACTGTTAAACTGATTTTGCAGTTATACAATTTAAAAGCTATGGTGGTTGGCTCTAATTAGACCCCCGACTGCTAATTAGTCTTTGATGTATCCGAAAAGCGCTTTGAAATTGCCGTTTCTTAGCGCTTTTTTATTGCCCGAAACCTTCTCTGTGCGGCCATTTCCGACACATTGAAACGCAGCATAATCTCTACGTGAGATCTAATACTCTTTACCTCGTCCATTGGCATTAAAAATTCCGCAGCATAAGTATCAGCCTGCCATTCAGAATCCTCATAAACCTTGTGCGGGGGAGAGTTTTCAGATCTCGCGTAAGCTGTTACACCTTGATGCAAAAAAAGATGCCCCAATTCATGTGCAAGAGTAAATCGATCTCTCGGGTTACCTGATCGCGCGCCTTCATAAACCGACTCCCTAACTTGCATTAAAGAACTTTCAGGGTAAGTCCGAGCATAATCATTGGGTAGCTCGCAATCCTCAAGGATTTGAAGCGTAAACCCGGGCATAAGTTGCGGAAGCTGAACATCCAGCAACTCCACGATATTCCTAGCACCAGTAACTTTGGCACCAAATACAGCTAATAAATCTGATGTCATTTCCGATATATTCCGGATGTCATTACACGACATTGGCGGAACTTTATGCCCACGATTTTGCATTGATTACCTCTCACATACCCTTAGCCCTTTAGCTTTAAAATATCCCTCACTGCCTGCAATTGCTCGGCATTGAGGGTGCCCGTTTCAATACTTCTTGCAAACATTGCGACCGTTTGCTTAGTCTTGTCCTGCAAACCATTCAAGCTTATCTTTTCTTCATCTTTCGATTCTGCTGCAGCGGTAAGCAAGAGCAATTCCTGGCTATCGCTCAAATTGAACTTGAGTACTATTTGATTCAATAAATCATTAGTAATCTTTTTCTTTCCTGTTTCAACAGCAGACAAATAAGAAGCGCTGACAGAAAGTTTTTCGGCCATATCGCCCAAATTCATCGCCATATCGATCCGTAGCTTACGGATGAACTGTCCGAATTTAGTTAACATTTGCCATACCTCACTAGTTCATATATGTAGGTGCATTCCATTGGTACAGTTTTCTTCTTGCATCGGTTTAAAAAATTAACCGATTGGTTTAAATCCTACACCATGAAAATTAATCTGCAAGCATTTTTTATGTTTACAGCGATTTTTTAGCAAAAGTAGTAGAAGATAGCCTGCTGATTCATTAGCACCAGACTCTAACAAACCATAAGTGATAGAACGCCTGCAATGCTGCCAGGTTCTGGATTAGCTTATATCGAGAATTAGTATGAGAGACACTCAAGTAGTGTAATTGCAAAAAAAGGGGCATTACGCCCCTTTCTCTTCGAAATTTATGCCTGCCGTGGTGTTTGATTCTTTAACACCTGAAACTGAGCCTCATAAATTCTTTTAATTTCAGTTTGCTTAACTTCTCTTACGCTTCGGCTTTCCTGGGATTTCTTCAACATTTCCTGCATCTGTTTCTCTATCATCGACGCCTCCTTCGTTTGGCTGGTTACTAACATTTTCTACCTCCACATTTTCTGTGTCGACAGCAACGGCATCACTTTCTTCGCGAGGAATCATATCTACAATCTCTTCCCACGTTGAAACAATAGTCCGGTGCTTTCCAGAAGCCACGTCCAAACCATAGTTTGGTAAGAACGTTTTAAATAATAAATCAAATACCTTGTTCTCTACATCATTCGGACACCTAACTTCGTTAAATAATTCAGCAATTTCTTTGCGGTCTATCACAAAGCCATGAGCCGGATATGAGATTAACAATCGCTCGATACGCGCCCTGTCCGTATTGTTAAATTTAGAATTAAGGCGCTCTCCGTAAGCAACCGCAATTTGCATTGCGCGCTGATGCTCCCCCAACTTGACCGGATCAATTTGTTGAGCAATTGGTGTCACTAAACCGACAGCCATATTAGACGCAATATCAGATGCTAATTTTGTGCCAAGGCGCCCACCAAACTTCAGATCATAAAGATAGTTTTTGAAGGCAGCATTCATAGTTTCCTGCAGTGCTGACAGAGCTTGCATGATATCCAAACCTGATGAATACCCGAAAAGCTCATCTTTACTGCTAAGCTGGATATCCAACGGACCCAACTCGCCCCGATCACCGATTACCAGCTCGCTACCACCTATGCACATCAAGGTGCCAGCACTCTTACAGACCGAAGGTATGCCTACAATCACACCACTTGGGTAATAATGTCCCAGAGCCCTCGCAATACGGTAGCCCGCATTAGGATCGCCTCCGGTAGTTACCGGTATAAAAAAAACTTTTTTTGCACTATTTGATCGGTTTGCCTCGATCTTGCTAGTTAACTCTAAGTAACCAGCAACACTCACACTTCCACAATAGACAACAATATCGATTTCAGCCAT